AATATCCCCATAGTGTCGCGCCTTGATAAAATGGAGTCTCAGTTAGAATTAGCCCTATCGAAGAAGGTGGGGGCTAATGGCAACAAGAAAGCGCGTTAAGAAGCCGGTCAAGAAAACGGCTAAATCTCGCCGCACAGTTAAAGAGCTGCCTACCAAATTGGACTTTTGGGCAATTGCTTGTAAAGAGATTTATGAGACTTGTCGTCGTAATGGAATGGATGAGGGTTTAGCTCTTGCTTTTGCTATGGATCGAAGCGCTTGGCCTGATTGGGTTATCGACCCACAAGATCCGATTAGAAAAATCGGGTGGGAAGATGGCGAAGAGGACGTCTAATTTACCTTCGCGAGGTTGAGCTATTCGAGGCTCTCAAGTCGGTTTATCCGGATTTGACGCCTTTATCGGCGACCGACCGAGCTGACGGCATTACCCACGACGCTTATATCGAAATGAAGTGCCGACGCACTCATTACCCGACTCTCTTGATTGAGAAGAAGAAGTGGGATTACTTGGCCGAAATAAGGGCTAGAACGGGCGCTCGGACGCTTTATATCAACTCCACCCCACAGGGGGTCTATCAGTTCGATTTAGGGGCTATAAACGAGCCTGAGTGGCAATTAAAGGCCCTTCCAGATAAGACCGACTTCGCCAATAGCGGCAAGGTTGAGAAGCTCTGTGGCTTTCTAGATATACGACACTCCCAACTCCTACTTGTATAAATCCATTTAGTTAAATACATTTATCCCGTAAATCCAATTAAGGATTACAGAACGGGAGTAAAAATGTCAACTGAAGTAATAGAACGTTGGGAAATATGCCACCAATGCAACAAAGAATTTGATGTTTATGGCGAAGGCAAGATTTTTCAAGGTTACGCTTTGTGCGGTGGGTGTTACTAATGTCCATCACAATAATTCGATTCGATTCTACCTCTGGCGCTTGGTCTGATGGTAAAAATTACGTTAAAGGCCAAATTATTCGCAGATATGCAATTGAATCGTTAGGTAGAAAATCAGTTAGAGGGCGGTTGAGCCGCGAAGAAATCTCAGCCTATTGGCTAGACCGATTTGGGGTGAACGCCGATGTTCAATAACTTTACAGCTGAACACATAGCGACCCTAGTGATTAGTTTATTTGTCGGTGGATTGTGGATACACAGTTTAATCGAGTCGGCTAAAGCCAAAGCCTTTAACGAGGGTTATAAACGAGGACGGAGCACTATAAATGTCAGAGAGATCGTTAAGTGACTGGCTCTCGGATGCTGGTAACACCCTCGATGACAGGGGGCTTGAATATGGTGATCCGAGATTCAATCTTTTACGCATTTTCAAAATCGCGAGGCTGCTCGGTATTCAGCTCCGAGACCCAGCTGACGTGGCACTCGTCTTTATCGCGACAAAACTCAGCCGAATGGTGGAAAGTCCAGAGCGCGAGGATTCGTATCTCGATCTCATTGGATACGCCGCTATCTTGGGTCGATGCCGATTTTCTTCACCGGAAGATTGGGATGACGTTGAGTCTGACTCGCAACTATAACCAGCATCAGTGGTGCGATATTTGTAAGGGTCGCTACGGACAAATGAAAGATGGCACTTGGCACTTAAAAGCCCAAACGCCAGCTGTATGGAAAGTGCAAAGTGAAACCCCAATCCGAAAGGCTCAAGTGCGGTTCTATTGCCAGCCTTGCGCTGATGAGGTGCAAAACTGGCCAGATGGAACGTTCTGGACATTAAAAGAACAACTACAAACGGCAATCGATGATTTTGCCGGACGGGAGAAATTAAATGTCGAATTACCTTGATGATTATGTATCGGTGCAAGACAGATTAAAGGAGTTTATTGGTGATTTTCCAGACTATCGGATTAAGACTCACGTACTTGAGGAATCGCTTACGCCTAACTGTGATGTCTATATTGTTAAGTGCGAGCTTTACAGGACTGAGGCTGATGCTGCGGCTTGGACAACCGGACTTAGCTCAGAATCAAAGTCCAAACAGTATGCTTTGGAGCTTGCGGAAACGGGTTCTCTTGGACGAGCTCTTAATCTCGCTGGATATTTTGCAAAGCCAAGCCCAGCGGCTAAGAAGCCTATCCAAACTACAAAACCTGAACTCGCCGAATTTATCAAAGAGACAAGACCAAACGACCCTGAGCCGATTGTCTGGGATGTTACGGCTATCGCAGAACAATTCGGAGCGGAAGTGGTAGATGAAGTGCCGTTATGTGCTGAAGGTTGTGGCCCGATGGTGCTTAAACAAGGCAACAAAGAAGGCAAAGAATATCGCGGCTGGGTATGCCCAAGACCAAAATCCGGCCATCCAGCTAAATGGATGAGAATTGGATCAGATGGTAAATGGGTATTTCAGAAGTGAAACGTTTAAAACTCAAATGTCCAAATTGCGATAAAAGTGATTGGGCATTAGGTAAAACTTTTGCGCGTAAGTACGCGTATAGCGAGTTATGGTGTAGAAGTTGTGATTTTGTTTATCAGTTGAATAAATCTGATTACAGACAGGCGATATGATGACCGGTAACGCACACCCTTTCAAATGCGGGCCTTGTAAGAAGGTGACAGTCCACAGCTATATCACTAAATACGATAGCGAGATAACCGAAGGCGATGAAGTGTGGCTAATGGAATGTCAGAATTGCTTTGAGCAGCGCCTATTTGATCCAGTAGATCGAGTGATTAATCGAGAAGATGAAATAGGTCGGTGCGACCAATGTGGCAATTACAAGATGAAAAACGCTAAATGCCGAATCTGCCGGATAGCTGATGGGCAAGAGCGCATTAAGGAACGCTATTGGAATGGCAACGCCACACTTGAGAGGTTCATAGATGCCGATATATGAGTTCAAGTGCGATAAATGTGAAGCCATTACGGATGTCGCACTCGGCTTCGATGCCCCAAAAGAAGTAATCTGTCAGAATTGTGGGGTGCGGATGTGGCGAGTATGGACGCCAACACCGACCCATTTCAAAGGAGACGGATGGGCGAGCAAGGAGAAATAAAGCGAAGAATCCACTCAATCAGATATATCCGGCAGATGCTTGAGTGGGGCTTCGATAAGGAGTTTATAGCCCGAGATATGGGCATATCCTTAAGTTCATTAGAAACTAGATTAAGACGAGCAAAAGTAAGGGAGCAAGAAAATGAGCAAAGAAAAAAGTTGCGGTAATCATTGCAGCGATTTCGATATCGGCGAACCTTGTTGCTGGTGTGGATGGACTGAGGGGGATTACAAATGACAATCAAAGACCTGAGTCTCAAACTAGCGGCAATCAGCCTACTAGCAGACCAAGCAAAGCGCCTCAAAGACGAGCTAAGAGCCGAACTCAAGACCGAGATGGACAATCTAGGAGCTGATCGAGTAAAGGCTGAATTAGGCGATGAGGTGATTGCATACATAACAACGACTAAACCGAAGTTTAAGTGGGTTATCAAATCGGATAGGAAGTTCGTTGAATGGGTGAAAGCCAATGTGCCTAGTGAAATAGTTGAACAGGTAAGAGAGTCGTCGGTTGATGCGATATTGGATAAATTTAATTACGTTGATGAGTTAGTTATTGATCCCAATGGTGAACCGGTTGATTGGTTAGAGGGTAGCGAGTCTGAGCCTTACCTAACGACCAAGTTTCACGGAGACGGCAGAGAGAAGCTAAGAGAAGCCATAATTGGGCTTAATGGAGCTAATGAGATAGATGTAAGGAAAGTATTGGAGTTAGAGGGTTAATAGTATTTATTCTTGTCCGAATAGTGAGATGATAGGAAAACCTATGCGTAAGATATTTGACAAGCTTGATAGACTCCCTGCGAGGCGGGGCCCGAAGGCAGCCCGTCGCAGAGCGCTTAGGGGCGCCTTTTGTCTTCGGTTGATACCTTTGACCTTAACAGCTGCCGTATTCACAACAATAAATACAACGCCATCAAAAGCAATAGATATGAATTTAAAACTATATGCTTACAACCTTCTTACTTGGCGAGAATTTCAATGCTTTAACTGGCTTATACATTACGAATCCAGATGGAATCCAGAGGCTAGGAATGGCTCTCACTATGGGCTGGGCCAAATGCGATCTACTTGGTATCGAGACCTTAGCCCTCAAGGTCAGATAAAAGCGTCTATTAAATACATACGTCACAGATACGATGACAGCTGCAAAGCGTTACGACACTTTGAGGAGCGCGGATGGCACTAAGACCAATTTGTATTGTATGCGGTAAAGGCGCAATGTCACAGGGTTGGCAAAACGGAATAAGGCGTTATAAACGTTATTGTACTCAATGCTATAAAAACACCTATAAACGCAGTAAACGAGGATGGTGTGCTAAGTGTGGGTTCATACCTGATTGGCTAGGCCAACTAGACGTCGACCATATTGACGGCAATAAAGGCAACAATGACCCAAGTAACTTACAGACCTTATGTGCTAATTGCCATAGATTAAAGACTCATTTAGAACGTAACTATGATCCTGTTAAGGTTGTCAATGGCTAAGAAGTACAAGTCTGCGTACTATCAGAAGGCGCGTTTAGCTGTGTTGCAACGCGACTATTACACTTGCCACTATTGTGCTCAAGAGGCGACAACTGTGGATCACCTTATACCGGTTAGTAAAGGCGGCACCGACCAAGAGTCAAATCTCGTCGCTTGCTGCGTTCAATGCAATAGCGCGAAGCGCGATCGTATAGCCCCTACCTTTTTTGAGAGCACACGCGGACCATCGACCCCCATTCGGAAGATTTTCCCTGAAAATGGCTCGGCCAAACATTATCGGGAAGAAAATGGAATTTAATGGCTCAATCAACTGAGATCTCGCCTATCTGGGATGAATCGAAAATAAGGGGTGTGCCAAAACCCAGAATTCACACAGAATTGAGAGATTTGCCGTCTCGGGGCGAGCAAATGATTAAATTTTGCGAGGAAATCGGTTATCCGTTGCTGGCTTGGCAACAATGGCTAGCCCATCACTCGCTTAAATACAAACCAGACGGCCGATGGGCTCATCCAGTCGTAACTCTTTTGTGCGCACGTCAACAGGGTAAATCGACGTTTATGGCGCTTCAAATTTTATTTAGGATTTACGTTCTGAAGGAAAAATTACAAGTCCACACAGCTCACAAGCTCACAACCTCAGCCGAACTTTTCTACAAGATTTACGGGATTATTGAATCAACTCCCCGACTAGCTGCCGAGTTCACTAAAAAACTGGAAAGCAAAGGATTTCAAGAATTACAGTTCACAGAAGGCCGTCGTTACATAGTCCGAGCCAATAACTCAGCCGGTCGAGGTATTGCCGCACCTGAAACTATCCATCTTGACGAAGCTCGCGAATATAAAGATGAAGATGTCTGGTCTGCCCTGCGTTATACCCAAATGGCTAGCCCAAATCCTCAAATATGGGTTTACTCGAACGCTGGAGATCAACACTCCATAGTCTTAAACAAATTACGCGAAAGAGCCTACGCAGCGATTCACGGCGGCGCTGACGATATTGGTTGGTTTGAATGGTCTGCGCCTAACGGACTTAAATTTGATAACTCACCGGACTTTTGGTTAGGTGTCTGCCAAGCTAATCCGTCACTTGGCTACACAGTTCATCCCGACAATATCCGCGCCGTATTGTCAGATCCCGAAGATATTGTGCGCACAGAAGTTCTTTGTCAATGGGTCGATACGATTAACCCAGTCATCAGTCCGTCACAATGGGAAAGCTGTAAAGTTGAGGGGCTTCGGCTCAACCCTGAGTCTGATACTTGGTTGGCTATCGATCTCAGTCCTGATAGAAAACAAGCGGCATTAGTAGCAAGTCAAAAGCTTGAAGGAGATAGATTTCAGGTCATTTTGCTTCAGACTTGGCATAATCCGTCTAACCTTGATGACAAAGCTTTGGCTAATGACTTGGCTGAATGGGTACGAAAATATCCGGTTCAACTCGTCGCCTACTCAGCCCGAACCGCTTCTGCCGTTGCTGCGCGATTAGCACCGGCAGGAATTAGGACTGAACCTATCGATGGTCTTGACTATGCGCAAAGCTGTGATGAGTTATTGGGAGCAATCTCATCTCAGCGGTTAGTTCACTCGGGGCAAGATGAACTAACTAAACAATGCCTATCCGCCGTCAAACTACCTTTCGGTGACGGCGGTTGGGTAATGGGTCGTAAAGTAAGTAATACGGTTATCTGTGGAGCGGTTGCTTCGGCTATGGCAACGCATTACGCCACAAAAGCCAATGATGGTGTTGATATTGTAATTGTGTAGCATATATCCCCTACAATTTAGCGGTAATGGGTGCTATTAGAGATTTCTTCTTTCCACAAGTAACCGCTGTTCGGGTTGATAAACCTTTGGACGTTCAAGCCGCGTTAACACCGGTTCAAATCACCGACTCGGTTTATAACATTCTTGGCGGCCCAACAAATTCAACTCGCCAATTGGCGATGAGTGTGCCGTCGGTTGCTCGCGCTAGAAATATCATCTGCGGAACTATCGGCTCATTACCTCTTACAACATTTAATCGCATTACTGGCGAATATGTAGATCCACATAGAGTAATCAATCAACCAGATCCTAGAGTTGCTGGATTTGTAATTTATAACTGGCTTGCTGAAGATATTTGGTTATATGGCGTTGGTTATGGACAAGTTTTAGAAATGTATGCCGCTACTGATGGCGGACGTGTTCGCGCTTGGACTCGCGTTAGCCCAGATCGCGTAACAGTTGACACAAATTTTAAAAATACAGAAATTACCGGATACAAAGTTGACGGAATGGCAGTTCCGCTAACTGGTGTTGGTTCTGTCATTCGCTTCGATGGCCCTGATGAAGGATTACTTCACAGAGCTGGCAAAACAATTGCCGCGGCTGTCTATTTAGAGAACGCAGCCGTTAATTACGCAAAAGAACCAGCGCCTTCAATGGTTCTTAAATCTAATGGCACAAATTTAACTGCTGAAAGAATTTCATCACTTCTTAGCGCTTGGCGGACTGCTCGTCAATCTCGTTCAACTGCTTTTCTTAATGCTGACGTTGATTTGAAAGAATTCGGTTTTGATCCTAAGTCATTACAGCTTGCAGAGGCTCGCCAATATGTAGCGCTTGAATTAGCTCGCGCTTGTGGAATCCCTGCTTACTTCTTGAGCGCCGAAACTACTTCAATGACTTATTCCAACGCGGTATCAGAGCGGCGCTCACTAGTCGATTTCTCACTTCGCCCAATACTTAAAGCGATTGAGGAAAGGTTGTCGTTGCCGGACT